CCGATAAGGTACGAAGTGTATTCAAAAATATTACTAATTTTATAAAGAAACATAAAGAAATTATATTATCTATTATAGGCGGATTAATTTCCGGTATAGTAGCTTTTTTTATTGCGGGAAATTGGGGTGCAATTACTGGAGCAATAGCAAGTGTAATTGGATGGATTGAATTAATACCAACAGCTTTAGGATTAGCAGGGCTTGCATTAACGACGCCAGCAGCATTAATTGCAGGTGCAGTAGCAGCCATAACAACAGCTTTTTTATATTTATGGCAAACAAGTGATAGTTTTAGACAATCTTTAATAGATGGATGGAATGCTTTAGTAAGTGCATTAACACCATATTTTCAATCTATTATGGGAGCATTAAAACTAGTAGGAGATTTTTTAATTACAATACTTAAGCCTATACTTTTTATATTATGGGATGCCTGGTGCACTGTTGTAGATAATATAGTAAAGATAACAATGTCTTTATGGACTAATTGTATAGCACCAGTAGTGCAGTTTTTAGGAGAATGCCTTAAAAAGATTATTGATGGTTTAAGTGAAATATGGCAAGCGTGGAAACCTACAATAGAGAAAATAGGTGAAATACTTGTTGGAATATGGAATACCTGTTTAAAACCTGTTGTAAATTGGTTAGGAAATGAATTTATACAAGCATTTAGGAATGTAGGTAACTATATAAAACCTATACTAGATAATTTAAAAACAATGTTTGGTGGATTGGTTGATTTTATAGTTGGTGTATTTACTGGGAATTGGCAAAAGGCTTGGCAAGGAGTGCAAAATATATTTAAAGGTATATTTGACGGATTAGCGAATATTGCAAAAAAACCTATTAACTCTATTATTGATGCAATAAATACAATGATTAAAGGTTTGAACAAAATAAAACTTCCAGACTGGATTCCAGGACTTGGAGGGAAGGGAATTAATATTCCTACAATTCCTAAACTAGCTAAAGGAGGGATTGTTGATGCTCCAACTATAGCAATGGTAGGAGAAGCAGGAAAAGAAGCTGTAATGCCTTTGGAGAATAACACAGGATGGATAACTGATTTAGCTAATAAGGTTGCTGAAAGATTACCTTCACAATCAAGTACTAATAATAACAATGACCAGCCTATTAATTTTACTATTCAGGTCGGGCAAACTACTTTAGGTAAGATTGTTATAGACAGTATAAACAAAGTACAAAGACAAGCTGGAACTAATTTAATAAGAATATAGAGGTGATAATTTTATATGTTAAAGATAAATGGCGTAGCAATAGCTACGCCTAAAGCTTTTGAAGTTACAATTTCAGATTTAGATGGAGAAAGTAACAGAAATACAAATGGAGAATTAATTAGAGATAGAATTGCAGTAAAAAGAAAATTAAATTGTGAGTGGGGGCCACTATCTCAAAGTGAATGTTCAACTTTATTAAAAGCTGTTAAAGATGTATTTTTTCAAGTTACTTATCCAGATCCTGAACTAGGTGTAGTAACCAAAACAATGTATGTTGGTGATAGAACATCCCCAGCTTATTCAGCAATAAATGGAGTAGTTAAATGGAATGGAGTTAAATTTAATTTAGTTGAGAGGTGATGTAATTGATAAATGTAAGCAGTCAGTATAAACGAGCTATTAAAGAACCTTCTAGATTACTTAAGTCTACTATATTAATTAACAACAAAACTTATAGTGATAGTGAAATAATTTCTATAAATTATGATGAAAATTTATTTATGGAGAGTGAGTTTTCAATAGGTTCTGCAATTATGTCATCTATTGAAGTTGAGTTAAAAAATATTCAGGATGTTATTGATGATTTTATAGAAGGAAATGAATTTGAAATAAGATTAGGTATTGAAGTAAGCGACAATAATTTTGAGTTTATTTCATTAGGTTTTTTTATTATTGAAGATATAGATAAAAATAAATTTAGTATAAAAATCTATGCTAATGATAGAATGATTAAATTTGAAAAAGATTATTCAACGGGTTTAACATTTCCTGCAACTATAAAAGATATTACTTTAGATATAGCAAATAAAGCTGGAGTTCAATTAAAAACAACAAGTTTTATTAATAGTGATTATTTAGTATCTATAAAGCCAGATTTAACAGATATAACATTAAGAAAAGCTTTAATGTATATAGCTGAACTTGCAGGAGGATATTCAAGAATAACACGAGATGGATATTTAGAAATATTTAATATAGATGTTAGCGTTGAAAATAATTTTAACTATGCAAGCGAAGACTTATATACTGATGAAATAATAAATGATGAATTAAGTAATTATGATTATAACACTGTTACTGGAGATAATCTTATTACATTCTCTAATAAAGCATTTACAATAGCTAAAATAGATAAAGTAATAGTTGAGATTCCTGGTATTAAGGAAGAATTAGGGGATGGAGAAAACACTTATTATATTACTGATAATTTATTTTGTCAGAATCCAGCTGCAGTAATACAAAACATTTATAATATTTTAAGCAAAATAAGTTATGTTCCTTATGATATTAAATTGCAAGGCAATCCAGCTTTACAAGCTGGGGATAGTATCACTATAAAAAATAATGGAAGCTTAATAAATACTTTAATCACTAGTAGAACTCTTTCATATGCCGGTGGGTTAACTGAACAATATAAAGCTGTAGGGAAAAGTAATACAGAAAAACAAAGCACTGGTAAAGGTAATGTATCAGTTGAAATAGATAAAGCTAAAACTGAAATAAAAGTTATTGCTGGTGAAGTATCACAAAAAGTAAGTAATGAAGAGTTTGAAAGCTATGTTAAACAAACTGCTGAAGAAATTGCAACAAAAGTAACTGGTGAAGATGTTGAAGTATTAGTAAAGCAAAATGCTGAATCATGGGAGTTATCTATTAAAGGTAAGTTAAATGGAAAAACATATAAGTTTGATGGTGAAAATTTTACTATAGGAAGTAGCGAAAATGGAGATAAAGTAGAACATAATAATTCTCATTCAATTTATTATCATGAAGATGGTTCTTATACTAAGATTAGTGCAGATGGATTAGAGAGATATGTAAATGGAGAATCTAAAAAGTATAATTATTTAACTTATACAGGTTCTGTTTGGGTTGATAGCGGAGTTGCAACAAAAATAAATATACCTGATGAATTTAAAAATAAACCATATAAAGCGTTAGTTAGTGTTGTAAGTCTAGATGGTGAATACACTAGGCATGGAATGAGATTAAGTTCATTTTATTTGAAGAAACTTAATGTTGGTAATACTGGAATAGATGTTACTGCTGTTAGTTATTATACATGGGTTGACATTGATGATAAAGAATATTATGACCAATGCGGAAGAATATCTTTATCATATATTTTAACGTTATAGGAGGGATTAGATGGTAATAACTTATATAAAAGAAACTGGAGAAATAGTTTCTCCAGTTCAGACAAGCTCCAAGGCATTAACTATGGAAGATGTTTTTGGAGAAAAAACATCTATAATGAGCAATATTTATGATGTGGTAAATATTGTTGATAATATGGATGTTTTTAACTCTATATTTAATTACTGTGTAGATATTAATACTAAAGAGGTTAAATTAAAAAATGGCATTAAAATACAAAGGATGGAGGGAGATTAGATGGCATACAAAAAAACTCTTTGGAAAGATAGAGTTGTAGAGAAACCAAATACCTATAGATCTGTAGAAAATCCTGATGGGACAATTACTCTTTATCCTATAACTGGACAAGTTATTGAAAAAGGTACACCAGTAAGTGCTGCTAATTTAAATAAAATTGAAAATGGGATTGTAGAACTTAACGAACAATTGGATAGTATTACTCCATATAAAACTGAATTTATTAATGTTATTTTAATTGGTTGTGATAATACTGGAGTGAACGATTGTACTTCCATATTACAAGAGTACATCGACAACGGTTATTCTTTATTTTTCCCGGAAGGAAAATATAAGTGTAATTTAATTATGAAGCCCCAAATTACATTATGTGGCGAGGGGTTAGGTCTTGTTACATTAATACCGAATAATAAAAACGTAGATGTTATAAAGGCTGATTTAAGTGTTTATAATTATACCATTAAAGATTTGACAATAGATGGGCTTAATACAATGGGAACTCAATCTTATACAGGGCATGGAATTTATTTATCTAATGAAGGTAGTTTAGCGCAACAAGATTTAGAACCACATTTAGAAAATATCAAAATAGTTAATGTTATAGATGGTTTAAAAGTTGATGAAGGGGTAAGAGGAGGATTGTTTAAAAATATAAAAGCTGGTGCGTGTGTTATAGGCATAAATCATTTATCCACAGATTGTATCTTTACAGATTGTGTTACTGCTCAAACCCAAAAACATGGTATTTTTATTTTAAAAAGTAACAATACTTTAGTAAGTTGTAAGGCTTTTATTGCAGGGTTGGGAAAGGTTGAAGGTGCAGGCATAAAAGTACAAGGTAGTTATAACAGGGTAATAAACTGTGAAAGTCAGCAAAATGTATTTGAATGTCTTCATTTACAAAATGCTAATAGTAATATAATACAAGGTTGTATATTAGATGGTAGTGGTTATAATTCTAAAACATGGTTCCCAGATTTGACATATACTGAAACTGGTGGTGCTGTACCAATATCAATTTTAAGAATTTATAATTCAAATTCTAATATTATAGATTGTACTATTATAAATGGTAGAATTGACAGTTATGCTAAATGCGGTCTATATAATCAATATGTTGGTAGTGATAGTAACAATGATATAAGATTATCTATTATAGATACCGACACTGCAACAACTAAGCCATTTACAAACTATCAATTTGATGACACAAACAAGTATTTTAAGAACAATAGAGTTATTATAAATAGTACAATGATGCAAAATAAATCATGGTTAGTGCCAAGTGTAATGAACAATGACGTAGAAATTTTAGGTGGAGGATATATTGTAAAAGATGGAATATGTTATATAAACTTAAAATTCAAAGGCTTAAATACGTATACATGGGATAATGAAGTTTTACAAGGTTTACCAGTGCCATTAATGGATAGTATCTCTATAGCATCAAATTTATTAGATAGAGAGATTGTTATTGAAGGAAATAAAATGATTGTCAGAAAAGGCATAACGACTAATTCTACTTATAAAGTTACTGCTTGTTATA